AAACGCGCATGACGAGTGTGACGCGCATTCGGTAAGTCATTGAAAACAAACGAAAAAATAGTTCTTGATTTAACCTCAAAGTCTGGTATAATGAGCCATCAAGTCGGGAAACTGACTTGGTGGCTCTTTGACAATCTGAAGAAAGGTAGTGGAGCAATGACCACCTATAACTGGGCGACGTATCCCGAAGAACAAGCGTATCGCAGCGGCTGCAAGGTTCGCTGGAAATATTACGACAAGCGGGAGGACGCCGAAGCCGCATCGAAAGCCGCGCAACACGACGCCGAGATACAGCAACGACGCGGCTATGACTTCGGCTATTGCTGGCCCGGTGATATTAGCTGGGTAGAGCCGGGCACCAAGTTCGGCGGCGAGAATGGCCGCTGGGAAGTCTGTCTGCCATAAAAACAAAAAACCCCCTGACAGTAGTGAGCCTGTCAGGGGGTTTAAGGCAGTCGGAGCAAACGACTAGCGGATGCTTACCACCTTTTGACCAACTGATGCAACATTTTCTATCATGCGGCGCAGTTCGGACTTCGAATATTTCTTCGCAATCTCAGGATCGGCATAGATGTGCCGCTTAGTCGGGAAGTCCGACGACCCGACACGCCCGCAGTCGATCCAACCGCCTTCCTTGAACGCATGGAGCAATGCAGCTTGCGGAACCTTCACGCCCGGCGGCACATGGTTGGTGACGATCTGATCGCATAGGCGATGGAAAGGCCCACCGACAACACCACCGCTGAACGGCCCGATCCGGTTACGCATGAGATCGACAAGGAAACTTTCAGCAACGCTCAGGCCATGCTCGACCATGTTCAGCTTCCATTCGGTCACTGGCGGTGCGACAGCCGGGTTGAACGCAGAAACGTCACGCTGCCAAAGCCAAGCGGCGATCTTGGCAAAGCCCCCGTCCTTATACCAATCCCACAGCGCATCAGCCGTGTCGGCGTCCATCTTGGGCGCATGGCTCCAGACGCAGAACCAGCGGCGATCCTGTGTCGGGATCGAGATCGGCATGGGGTCGTTCGTGAACGCAATCACTTGCAAGCGGTTGAGCATCTCATACGGATGCAAGCCCTTGCGGTTGATCGTGAGCGTCTCAGGCGGTGCAGCGATGATCGGCTTTAGCTTATTAGCCAGCGCCCGACGTTCTCGTGCCTCTGGCTCCTTCAATTCGTTCAGGATAACAACTTCAGCCTCAAGGCCATAACCCCATTGGCTTTCTAGACCTTTGTTCTCAATTATAGAACGATTATGTTGGTGCGGGCCACCGATAGCCCATAAGAACGGCGCCCACATACTGTCCTTGCCTGATCCTTCATCGCCGCCATGCAAGACAGCGTGATTGATCTTCACATTCGGGTGTTGGACTTTATGCGCCATCACATCCCAAATGTGCTCAAGTTCGACTTCTTCGGGAACCAGTGAACGGCAGTGATCGACCCATATCGAAATGTCGCGGTCTCCGATCAGATCAGCGCCAGACATATCAGGGCGCATATCAACCCAGCGATTGCCGTAGACCAGACCATCCCGTGCGACGAGAACATCTTCGCCCGGCGCGTAAGTCATACCGATCACAGCAGGCGCACCATATTCTTGGCGGCGCTCGTCAAAATAGACGGACGCCTGCACACGCTTGGAGCGCATATGGACTGACCGACAGTCAACGTGACGGAACAGCGCGTTGAAGACGTTGCGCGGCGTTTCACGGCGCGTCACCATATCAAAATAGCTATCATCCGACTGAACGTAAGCGTAACGCTCAAACCATTCGTTCTTTTCCAGCCGTCCTGCTTCCTTGCGCTCGACTTCCTTGACGATAGCGGCTGCTTCATCAGGAAACGCATCGTTCGGCGTGATTTTCTCAGCCATCAACTTCATGCGTTCAGCAATCAGTTCATCACGCAGACCCGGCAGCACCTTCGGGCCATCGTTTTCTGCGACCCAATTCAAGAACATTCGGCTGTCGATATGCTGGCAATGGCCGTGCCAGCAGCAGAATGAGCGATCTAACGGCTTGTAACGCCCTTCAATGTCGCCTGTCGTGTGTTCTTCATGGTTGGGGCAGACAACGCCGCACCAGCCTTCGTTATTGACACGCGACAAAACCAAGTTCTTGTCCGACAGCCATTGCAGCACTGTGTCGCCGCCCGTGTCGCGGATGTTGATCGACTTAAAGTCGGCGCTGTCAGGTTCAGCAGGCGTCACGTTTAGCGCAGTGCAAATCTCAGGCAGCGTGTATTCGCGCTCAGGGTTGAACGACACCAGCCGCGCCGGAAAGTTGTTGCGGCCCTGCTTGAGATTGATGCTGCCGGGGATACGGCAGTTGCGAACAGCGTTCGTCGCGCCCGGATCGGTATAGCCTGCGTCTGCAATCGCTCGAATAGCAGCGGTAAACTCGAACTTGGTCGGCTGCGTGCTGAACGCATAACCCCACTGGAATGACCCTTCGGATGTCTCAAGCACCCATGTCGGATCAATCGGCGGAGTTTTCGACTTCGTGCCGATGTCATCCAGCATCATGAACAGGACGTATTCGCAATTCTCGCCCTTGGCGCCCGGCTTGCCATCCTTGAAGCGATCAACGATGAAAGACCCGGTATTGATATACCAAGCCTCATCGTCCTTGATCTTGGCCTTGTCAGGCATGAACGCAGGAAACGTCGCCTTCGGTGCGCCGTCGCCGTGATAGACGATCTCGCCATCTGTCAGCGTTGGCTTCTGGCGCAACAGCAACGCTGTCTCGCCGTCAGCATCCACAAGTCCTGTGATAAACTCAATAAATTTAATGCGATCCTCACTCATCGCTTTGCTCCTATTTTCCATAACGTGTCATAATCTCGACTTCGGCGTTCAAAGGCAAGCCTTGCGCCCAAGCTGGTGCGGTTGTCATCACGCGCAGCAATGCAGCGGCAGCGGCTTCAGGATCGGCAGTCTCCAAGACAATTTCATCGTGCACATGGAGAACCACATCCAAATCCTCTTCCTCAAGCCGCGACAGCGAATGGCGCAACAGATCGTTGGCTATCGCTTGCGTGATGTTTTCACAGGCCAGACCGCGCCACAGACGAGCACGGGGCCATTCCTTTGCATCAGCGGCAGGCTTCCAAGACGCCTTTGCATAGGTGATGTTGCCTTCTTCATCGAAGCGGGCGAAAGGGTAGCATAGCACACGTCCGCTCGGCAGTGCATACCAAAGATGCAGTTTATCAAATAAATATGTGACGCGCCCGGCGGTAAACTCACGCCCCGGATTACGCATGGCAGCGGTGTAGCATTCCTCAAGCCGTGACCAGTAGGGCACAGACCACGGATTGGCCCTGCGCCATGCGTCAACCATCTTGCGGCTCTCGCTCTCGGTCAGGACGACGTTATAGATGCGGCCCATCGACGCGAACGCGCCGACGCCGCCAGCAAAGCCGCAGGCCAACTCCTGCACCTTCCCGATCTGGCGCTGGTCTTTATCAACGTCTGCGTAGGGAACGCGGAAGGTCGCGGCGGCGTTGTGCTTGTAGACATCCTCACCCTTGGCAAAGATGTCCAGCTTCTCTGCACCGCTGTTGGTGTTCGACGCCCACGGCGTCACCCGCGCCTCAATGGCGGCCCAATCGGCGACGACCAGATGCTTGCCGGGCGCTGCCATCAGCGATGGCCGCAGCATCCCCTTCAATACGTCAGTGACGCACTTGCCATACTTGGGCACGATCTTGTGGCCGCGCACCATAGCCTCACGGGTTAATGCAGGGTCGGCAGCGCAACGACGGGGGAAGTTGTGGACTTGAAGTCCGAATGACGAAGCGCGGCCAGTAGCACTGCCTCCAGAAAATACGAACGCGCCTCTAACTCGGCTGTCTTCCTCGTCAGCAAGGTCAGCCGCTCTTGCGAACTTAGCCACGGACGATGCCCAGAGATCGTCCGCGCACTGGATAACTTCTGCCACTTCAGACGGGACTTCATCGGGGTTCTCCTCTGCTAAGGCCAACAGGTTGGCACGGACATTCTTGTCAATGGACTGCTTTTCGACGCCATCTTTAATGATTGTCGCTAATCGGATTGCTTCTGGCCCGACACGCGCGAGAACCCAGTCCCGCATTTTCGGGCTGCGGACGGACGTAATTTCACCACCAGTAACTTCACGCACAATTTCTTGTATCTCGACAGCTTCCGCGTCAGCATAACGGATCGCCGCCAGAGCCACAGGTTTATCAAGCAAGACACCGCGGTCATTGATACGCTCATTAACGTGATAGTCTCGCAGTTCATCTGACGACAACTCCCGCTGGGTTTCGCTGATCGCCCGCATAGCACGAACGTCCTGTTCGCAATAGGCGATCATCTCAGTCATCAGCTTGGCATCCTCACGGAATGTTCCGTCAGTCTGCGGGATCGACAGCGCACGGATTAGTTGCGATCCGCGATGGTCTTTCTTCATGGTCGCGCCAGCAAACCGCCCGACATCCTCAAGGCTGCCCGGCGCGCAGTTAGCGCGGGCTTGGGCGGCTGTGCAATAAAATTGCTCCAGCGCGAAAGGAACTTGCAGGACATACCAGAAGATCAGACGCTCGAACGCTGCGTTGTGCGCCCTGATCTGGCCGGTGTGTTTGCGGACGGCGTCAGGGAAAGGCTCACCGGGGAGCCACGTCCGAACGTCGTCATCGTCGAAGGTGTAGGACATACACAGCACCTCGGTGCTTATGTCCTGCGCGTAATTGTAAACGCCTTTGCTACGTAGATCGCAGCGTGATCTTGTCTCAAAGTCTAACCAAAGAATAGTCACGGACGCCTCACTTCATCCGCTACTCGCCGGGGCAGCCCAACCCGCCCCGGCTTTCGCGCCCCCTTACGCTACTGCGCGACGACGACGAACAGGCGCTTCGGCCTCTCCGGTGTCGGCTTCAGCAGCGTCAGGCTCAACAGGGGCTGCACTATCAGCATTGAGTGGCGCCCAGTCAACGATGTCGAACACGGGAGTGTAAATCCGACCGTATGACTTATGCTGATAATGTTCCTTCTTCAGTTCGACCATCGGAACGGCCTTGTCTGGGTTCTTGTCTGCCTGATCGGCAATGGCAAGCGCCAGACCCTGCACCGCACGCTTACCGCCGACAGATGTCACCGTGTAACGTGCCTGCATTCCTTCGTCTTCGCCATTGGTGCAGGCCAGCGACATGCCGATCTGCATTTCCCAACCGCGCTTTGCACCATCTGGCGCAGGGCCAACTTCAGGCAATGGTTCAGAAACCGGAACCATCTTTTCAGCCAAAACCGTGCCTTCACCCCAAGCGATGAAGCCGTGGACAAACGAGAACGGATTGACTGCCCAAATGCTGCCATCTTCTACTTCGGTTTGATCCGCGCCGAATACCCAATGCCCGGCCTTGTCCATCTTGAGGATGACAGTGCCTGACGGGGCAACATCAGCGACGATCTTGCGGAGAGAAGCTGCGAACGACTGCACGGAAGGCAGACCAGCGTTACCAAATTTGCTTACTTCATTAGACATTACTTTATTCCTTACTTTACTGGATTTTAGCCATAGCTTTTTTGAGCGTCTGGCCGATGGAGACAACACTTGGACGCGGATCATCTTCCGGGGCCAATGTGCTGCCGCTTGACACGGCGACCACAAGGTCGTCGGGCAAGTTCTGTTTGGTCTTCTTCAAGACCTTCTCCGCCGCAGCGGGTGTAATCAGTTTCTCTTCAAAGGGTTCTACGCCCATCTGCGTCATGAAAGCAACAGCCTTATCAGCGTCTGTCCACTGGCGCGTCGCACGCTTGTTGACCAGCTTCCATCCGGGGATGGCTTTGCCTTCCTCAAGCAGACCATGCGCCAACTGTTGCAGGTCTTTCAAGAACGCTTCGATCATCGGCAGTTGATCCAGATAATGCCCGATCTGGTCAATCGGCAGCAGTTCGATCTTGGCTTTCAGCGCACGATCTACAGCGCCAGTCATCACAGGGCAGACAGGCTTGGCCGCACACCAGCGGCAATGCTCACCCGCTGCCAGCGGAGCGTCAGGCTTGAGCGCAACCTTGACAGCAGCAACCAACTGTTCCTCAAACGCCTTGACGCGATCCAGCGTCGTCAGCCAGCGTTTGATGTTTGGTGGCTGGACGATGACGAGTTCGACTTCGCTTGCGCCTTCAAACGCCCATGCCGTCTCCGGCGTTCGTTTAGCAGCCGCAGCATAGAAGAGAAGCTGCGCGTTTTCTTCCGCTTCGACCGGGACGCCATCGCCAAACTTCCAATCCAGCACAATAGCCCGATCACCAATGCGCCCCAGAAGGTCAGTAGAACCGAACACGTCAGGCAAAAGATCGCCAAAGCCCACCCTACTTTCGACCGCATATTCCATCTCCAAATTAGGATCGACTTCCATCAGCGCCGTCAGCGCCACGCTTAGCTTGCGGTCGATCAGGTCTTGCGTCAGCACGATGTCGTTGTGCTTACGGCCCAGATAATCACTAACCAAACCTTTGCCGTCAAGAATATCGGCAATGGTATCGTGCAGGAGCGTGCCTTCGTCTGCGTAGCTGCTGCTGGGTTGCGGTGGCATCTTGTCCACCAGCGCCACACTGCCGGGGCAGTTGATGACGCGCTTGGCGGTCGATCCGCCAACGATCCTCGAATGTTGCATATCTTACCTCACTGAACTGTTTGGACGGCCAGCATACACGCAGCAAAATTTGATGCAAGGGTTGAAATGCAAAAAATTTTTTCGTAAGGGTCGGGCATGACAGAGAAAGAAATCGAGGCGTATTTCGTGAAGCGCGTGAAGCAGATGGGCGGCTACGCCTATAAGTTCCGCAGCGTCACGCAGCGCGGCGTCGCCGACCGCATCGCCTGTATGCCGAACGGTCAGGCTTGGTTTGTTGAGTTAAAGAAAGAAGGCGGACGGCTGTCGGCGTTGCAGGAAATCTTTTCTGAAGAGATGGAGCATACGAACCAGCACTATGCGTGCCTGTGGTCTAAGGAGGATGTGGACTTGTGGTGCAGCCGCTTCAGCTAAGGCCATATCAGCAGGAAGCGGCGACGTTTCTGTTCGAGCGTGACCGCGCTATGATCTTAGCGCCTGTCGGTGCTGGCAAAACTGCCATCACATTGACGGCAATGGCTGAGATGATCCGCGACGGTCACGCTCGACGTTGGATCGTGCTGGCCCCCAAGCGCGTCTGCACCGACGTGTGGCCTGTCGAGGCGCCGAAGTGGGCGCCCGGCTTGAAGGTCGCCGTTGGCGTCGGCACACCCAAGCAGCGTCAAGCAGCGTTTGACAGCGACGCAGATGTGGTCGTCACCAATTACGACAACCTGCCGACCGTCGCGCACAACTGCGACCGCTTCGATGGGATTGTGTTCGACGAACTGACACGGCTGAAGAACCCGTCCGGCAAACGCTTTAAGGCATTGGAAAAGGTCATCGCCAAGCTGAACATCCGCTGGGGCTTGACCGGATCGTTCACGTCCAACGGCCTTGAGGATGTCTTCGGTCAGTGCAAGATCATCGACCAAGGGCTGCTAGGCCGGTCGAAGGGTGCGTTCCTGCAACAGTATTTCATCTGCATCAACCGCGACTTCGGTCAATGGACGCCAGCACCGCTGGCACTGGAACAGGTCATGCAGCGCATCCGGCCTGCGACGTATGTCCTTGAGCCGGGCGAATATAAGGACAAGCTGCCGCCGTGCCATGTTAACGAAGTGCGGGTTTCTTTAACAGATCGGCTTCCATATGTTAAAATGAAGGCCGAATATGTCGTGCGCTTCGGTGACGAGCGCGTCATCGCGCAGAACGCCGCGTCGGTGACGACCAAGCTACAGCAGATGGCGTCAGGGTTTGTCTACAACCGCGAGAGCGCCGCGCCGTCGATCTGGTTCAGCAGCCATAAGTTTGATCGGCTGGAAGAGTTGTTGGCCGAGAACCAGCGGGCGAACACGATTGTGGTATATTCATACCAAGAAGAACTGTCCGAGTTGAAGCGCCGCTTCCCGCACGCCCAGACGATTGACGACGCCAACGTCATCGAACGCTGGAACAAAGGCGAAGTCGAGTTGCTGCTCGTCCATCCGAAGTCGGCGGGACACGGACTTAATCTCCAACACGGCGGCTGCCACATGGTGTTCCTGTCGCTGCCGTGGTCGTTGGAGTTATACGAACAAACCGTTGGGCGTCTGCACCGCAGTGGTCAGGCGAACGACGTTTGGGTTTACGTCATGCTGACGGAAAAGACCATCGACGAACGCATCTGGGCCGCACTGCACGACAAGCGCACGGTGTCCGATACGGCTATTGAGGAATTGAAAAATGGAGCCTAAGTTTTTTGGCTATAAATGCGCGCAGGTGACACCGGAGCATGGCGTATTTGTAGCGTATTATTCGGTCGATCAAGATCGTCCGGGTGCAATCCTTATCCGTGGCAATTTTATCGTAGGGGATGAGTTAGAAATGGCTTTCCCCGCCACCCAAACTTTTAGCGAGTTAATGAAAAATGGCTAAACTAACATGGCATCAGGTGTGCTCCAAGCTGACGCACATGACCGAAGAGCAAATCACCGATCTGCTAAACGAAGAGATCAGCGAATATAAACGCCCGGCTATCGTCCGGCGCCTGCATCAGCGTTTCTCAACCCTGCGCGCTGCACGCGAACGCGCCGTCATTATGGAGCAGATCAAACAATGACCGACATGGTAAACCATCCGCCGCACTATAAGACGGGCGGCATTGAGGCCATCGACTATATTCAGGCCAAGCTGACACCGGAAGAGTTCGCCGGGTTCTGCAAGGGTAATGCCCTAAAGTATATCAGCCGCGCCGGTCATAAAGGCAGCGCGGCTGAAGATACGTTGAAAGCCATCTGGTATTTGCAGCGGCTGATTAGTCGCTAACGGTTCCGTCGTATATACATTGACCGCGAAAGTATGCACGGTCGTTAAGAACTTCCACAAGTTCTGGCGGCAGAAGCACGCCATTCTTAAATGTCAAGACCGCAAAGCCTGACGTGTGGGGTGATGGATTGTTCTCGGCGTAATCAAACTGGGGGCCGTGCGGATCGGACAGTGTGCCTGTGTCCACGCCATATCGGCGCCCATTATAGTCGGCCCAAGGCGTCACAGCGAGGCGGTGGAGATGCCCGGTCACGATGGAGCGACCAGACTTCAAGGTATTATTATACGTGGCGTGGATGCCGTTGTGATAGCGATGCTTGACCATCACTGTGTCGTTGACCATCGTTGACCACGTGAAATCCCAGCGGTCGAACTTGTCATCCAGACGGCTGATGACGCCCTCATACTCTGCCGCATTCGTGACAAGTGCGCGGTCAAAGCGGGCGTCGTGGTTTCCGACGTTCCAGATTTTGGTGCAGCCTTTGGGGAGCACCTCTTCAATTTCAGCCATCCGATCTTGGCATATCTCCAATTCTTCCTTGACTGTCGGCAGCTCAGACCAGCCCAAAGGGGCGTGGCGGCTGACCCGCGCGCCATCGAATATATCGCCGTTGGCAAACATCACACGCGGCTTTAGTTCTTTGGCAAGGAGGAGGAGCGCCTCGTTGGCGACGGTACGCATCTGGTTGGGCCACCAGTGCGCGTCAGAAAACACAATGGCGCAGCCAGTGTCGAGTTCAACGTCGATTTGGCGCTTATACGCCCGACCAATATCATCGCGTGTCCACTTGCCTTTGGCGGTACCTGACGAAACGGTTTTCAGGATAATGCCGCGACCCGCCAAGACGTATCGCTTTTTGTAGACCCACCGCTCGTCCATGCCGAGCAATTCAGCGACTTTGCGCGGGCTTCCATTGCCCTTTTCCCACGCCTTAATGAACTCATCATCAGTCATTATTTTGGCAGGCATAACCTTCTCCGGTTATTTAGAGTGGACGGCTTGTTTCCATGCCTCAACGGTCATCTTGTGGCGCAAGGCGCAGTCGCCATATTTGGCGATTATGTCCACTTCCCAAATCGCGCGCTCCGGGTCTGTAAGCGTTGAGGGCGGATTGGGAAGTGGTGGGCAGTTACTTGCGAGGTTCGCTGGCGGTAACGGCATTGGCACGATTGACACCGCCTTCGAGCAGCCCGACAACGCGAGGATCAGGAGTGCAGTCAGCAGGGACAGCAGGAAGAGTTTTGTATATCTCGCGGATCGTTTCGCGCTCTCCGGCGACCACCACATCGGCTTTATCGCGTTCGGCTTGGTAAATAGAGGCAGCTTCATCTATTTTTCCTTGCATTTGCTGGCGCTGCTTTTCAGCTTTTTCCAGAGCCTTTGCATACGCTGCATCGCATTGCCAATCCTTGACCGTCCATCCGGCGGCAACGCCAATAAGGAGAGCGCCGCCTGCCACATACCCCATGATTGGATTAAACGGGAGCATTTGGAAAACACCCTTTCACGAAAGCCAAGAAGCGTATTTCTTAGTCTTTGCTTTGCGGTCATCAAGTCCATGCGTACCCCCATTAATCCGTTTGGTTAAGGCAAGGATTGCAGCGTCATTAACGCCTTGATCGCAGATTATCCACAACTTATTTTTGTCGAAGAACCAAAGCGCGCTTTCAAAGCAAAGTTCGCCAGCAACCAGATCGGGGTTCGTCATCACATCAGGGCGCCCAATGTAATCAGCGAATGCCTGATAGTTAGATTTGCCTGTCAGTTGCAGCGCGCCACGGCCACGGAATTTCCAACCGTCGCCCGACGCTTCATCGCCGTTGCCCATGCGGTTGGCATAGACGCGATTGGCAATGCGCTCTGGCTTGCGGGCGTAAACTGCTGCCAGATATTCGGTCGGAAAGTATTTGCGGAAGACGCCGCGCAGTCCGGCAGTGCCGTAGTTCAGGTTCTCGCTGAACGCTTTAAAGCCGCCGCTCTCATGCGCTGTCTGGGCAAAGAAGTGCGCGGCGCGGTTCTTGTTCAGCTTGTAATGGGCAGCAGCGGCTTTGAGCGTGCCGGGGCCAAATGCGCCATCAGCGGTTACGCCGATCTTCTGCTGTAAATTTACAAGGCTCATTTGTCTTGTCCCTTATTCCATAACTCAAAGAGCGTTTTGATCTTCTCTTCGACCACGCCAAGGCGCACATCCATCTTGGCGAGGATGATCGTCAGAGAGATAAAAGCCAGAACGACCGGCCAGAGTTGGCCGATCAGTTCAACGGTCGAGAGATTGCCAGCCATTACTGCCCCGCGTTGCGCCAGTCAGGGAAATCGTTTTCATCAACTACGCCGTCGCCATTGGCATCCCAACGCAGATCGTGACGGTGCTTTTCCCATGGGGCCATATCATCGTCATCGTCGTCTTCAACAATCCCCATGGCGGGAACTGGCGCAGGGGCGGGCATTTCAGGCTCTGGTTCCGGCGCAACTTCCGTCAGTTCCAGCGGTGCTTCCTTGCCGTTGATGTTATTCAGGCTCAGACCACCAAGCAGTCCGACAAATGCACCGACGATGGTGTTGAACGCAGGGCCAATGATCGAGAAGATTTCAGCGTTGTCAATGTCCTTGAAGAATAGACCAGCCAACATCGCGCCGATCACAGCCAACATAATCATCGCAAGGGTCACGACCGTGACGCGCAAAATCCATTCGACGGTGTCGAGCGTGCCGGGTTCCTTACTGGTGAAGTTGTCAAATATACTCATGTCAGCCGCCTTTCATAAGGATGCTAATAAGAATGCCAATCAGCAGCATAATGATTGTGCCTGCGACTGTCATACCCATGTTTTCCAAACGCTTTAACCGGGCGCAGATACCGTCATAACGCAATGCGCAGATTTCCTCGTGCGTGTTGAGCCGGGCTTCAGTCTGGTCAATGGTGTTCATGTCATTTGGCCATAGCATTTTTGCGCTTTTGTGCAGTAGGCGCACGTTCTTGGGAAAGAACAGCTTGTTGTGCTGTCGGTGAGAGAAGGTTCCAGCCCGGGCCGCCCGGCTTGACACCGCTGGCGCGCAGAAGCGCGACGTTAGCGGCTTTCTTGGACATTGCATTCGCTGCACTGCGTGCCACCATACCGGTGCCTTGCAATGCCGCCAACGTACCTGCTGTCGCTGGCGAATACGTAGCACCCACGCCGAGAAATGGAACTTGCATACCAAACAAACGGGCGCTCGGCGCTATCTTGCCAAGAGCTGCAAATGTGTTCCGCGTAAATGTGCCATTTGCCACCGACTTAATGGCTTTCTGTGTGTCTGCGTCAAACTTTGCCAGACGACGCGGGTTGTTGACAATCTTAGAAAACTCTGAACGCAAAGCACTGGCGAATGCGCGGGGGCTATCGCCTTGCTTTGCGCGATTGTTGGCTGCTTCAATAGCGTTTTCAATCGTTTCAGTCTGGTAGCCGCGCGACCGAACCGCACGCGCTTGCGCTAAAAATGACGCCGCCGCCGCCGCATCGCCGGATGTGGTCTGCCCCGGTTTCAGATTGCTTGCGAAATCGTCAATCAGATCATCAAGCGCCTTGACCATAGCGCGTTCTTCATTCGTCCCGCGCTTGCCGCCAGCTTCGCTATACGGAAGATCACGAACTGAACGCCGGAACTTTTCAAGCATGTCAAACGAAATCGGCTTCCCTGCTTTTTTGGAGAACAGATTAAGTGCTTCAGTTACAACTTTATCAGTGTCAGGATCATACTTAAGCGACGCCAGTTTCTGACGGGCCGCTTGTTCAAGATCAGACATGGCTTGAGGCGCAACATTTACGCCTTCGCGCTCCATCTGACCATAAAGGTCAGACGCCTTGGTCTTAATCGCTGCCGACGGAACCGGCTTAGGTTTAGGTGCCGCAGCCTTACCGCCTGCCAAAGCACCGCCAAGCGACAAACCGAGCAGTGCAGCAGGATTTTGAACATCGAAATAGTTAGCCGCAATGGACGGTGCAGCAGCGCCGCCGATAGATGCGCCTGTCTGTATACGAGCGTTTTCACCAAGCGCACGCATAAAGTTTTGGCCTTGCGGCGTTGACATATACTTGGCCAGCGTCTGCGCCGACTTAGCTTGGGCAAGACCGCCCCCACCAGCTTGCAGGACATCCTTAAAGACTTGCTGCCCTGCGGTTCGCGGTGCCCGCCCGACACCCAACGACTGAAAGCCGCGTTGGATAGTCTCAGACGGAAGCGCCACACGCTGACCACCAAAGACCGGCGCCAATATGTTATAGCCGCCGGTAGCCAGATCGCCTAAACCAAGCGATAACACGCCGCCCGCAGCGCCCGGTGCAGCGCCGACGCCTGCGAATGGGGCGCCTGCGACAGCGCCTAGACCAGCAGCAGTAACGTATGGCGCCAGCGCCTGCGTACCAACGCCAGCATACTCACCAAGCGTCTCAAGTAGGCTTGGCTCTTTGCGTGGGGCAGGCGCTGCTTTTACTTCAAAAACATCGAACGGGTTGGCTGCCGCCGGTGCTTTCGGAGCGTCAAATTCATCAAAAGGATTTTTAGGCTTTTCGGCCATTTATTTTCCCCCAAGAATTTTTGCTGCTTTTCCTGTGCCATACTTAGCATCGAAAGCATTTCGCAAAGACGGGTTTTTGCGTAGATGTTCAATCGCGGCAGCAGGGATGCCTGACACAACAGGCGTGCGACGCGGCCCAGCAGGCGCTGGTGCTTTTGGCGCGCCATAAAGTTCTTCTAGATCAGACAATGTTTGCCGTGCGGCTTCAATACCCTGCGTAGGGTCGGTAAGCGTATCAAGCGTCAACTGAAGTTCGACGTTTGAGTTCATTTCTTGCGAAGACATACCAGTCGCATTCTTGATCGCGGTCGCCAACGCCTTGCGCAGATTGACGATTTGCGACAGATATTTGCTTTCCTTGGTACCAACAAATTTCTGTGCTTCGCGGCCAAGCGATGAAGATGCAAGATAATCAAACGCGTTTGCAAAGCCGCCGCGTTTTTCAGACGGGATAGCCTCGGCCTTTTCAAGTTCCTCATATGCGTTACGCATTTTTCCAAGAATGGTGCTAACTTGGCGTTTGCCGAACGTTTTTTTGGACTGCTCAACTTCTAATTCAGCAGTTTTTGTTGCGCGGGCTTTAGCTGCGGCTTCGGCTGG